ACTATTCTTTCTTCACCAAATTTAGTAAGAAACTTGTAGATATCTGTCCAATCTGAAGATTGACAATTAGTACCTGGTGCAGCCTCAAATATTTCACGATTATTCTGTAATACACGAATAAACGATAAGCAATATTTGCGAACTATTAGTGACCAATCACATGGTGCACCTGTGAAAACTCTTGTTTTTCCCATATCACTTTTCTTAAAAGTGACTGGTTCATCTTTAAGATGAGCACAAAAATTTGGTCTCACAGATATACCATGTTTGTATTTATTTTCAATATCATTAACTCTTTCCATAATGATATCGTCAAATGCAACTGGATCCATTAAATCGTGCTGTGGCGCTATATCATGAATAAAATATTTCTTAGATTTCTTCCATGGATTTCCCATACTTGTATTTCTATTTATCTTATCGACATAAGCCACTCCATTCGCACCATTAATTGCTGTAAAATCATCATAAACCATAAGATGTTTTAACCAATCACTATCTAATTTAGTTAAAATATCATTAGTAAATGATTTAACACATTCTTTTAATATATCACTATCTAAAGTATGTGCTACATTTACAGCATCTAATGCAGCTATACGCCATGGTTGGTAACCCTTCATAACAGGTTGAGTATATTTAATTTGATAACCCATTGTTAAAAGAGTGTCACTAATCATGGAAGGCTCAACACTAGTGTTTCCACTAGGTCGAAAACCTTTAAATGATCCATACACCTTACCATTGCCTTCTTCTATGTATCTAAAAACTGATTTTTTATCTAATGTACGCAACTGTCTCTCATACCCTTCTGCTGATAAATGTTCAAAACTTGACGCTTGAACATTCATATATTCATCCTTAAGGTAAGGTTTGAGCATATTCTGACTGATTGCAATAGCAATACATTCATCTAACATTGTTCCAGCAAAGTGAATCCCACAAATTGAATGACCGTGTGAAGTAGAAGCTATCAACGCCGCACCACAATCGCCATTTACAGTGGCTCGTGTTTTGGGGAGACCCATGTACACATCATGTGGTTTGTGTGTGTTGACCTTCATACCATGGTGAAATTTCATAAAAGGTATATTAATAACATCCAATTCACCTTCTTCAGAGCAGGAAACATATCTAGCACATATTCTTTGTTCGATAACATCATTTGGTAAAAACTTAAAGACATTTCGTTTAGGTGGAATATCAGGAAAAACTGCTATACACAAATCGGATTCTCCGACTCGTGTAAAACACGAACGGGAAATAGCAAATGTCAAATTTTCATTAACACCTTGTTGCTTACTTTGTGTAATCATTGTAATGTGCATATTCTCTCCTGAAACTACTGCATGGTTATTAAGGAGGTATGTTCTACCTCCCAAACACAAAGCCTTAGTTCTGCAATATTTGGTATCTGTTCGTACATTGAGAAAAACACAATTTCGCTTGATTTGATCATTAAACGCTTCTGGTAACATTGAAACTGTCGATAGAGTAGCCTTGGTGACATCACATCGACTTAATTCATAGTCATTTTTGTACCAAACATTTTCACGTCCATCTTCCTCTGCTTCGGGTATCTTACCTTGAGAAATTTCGCTTTCCTCATCAGCCACAAGACTAGTGGTTGATTTAAATAATTTATATCCTGCGAAACATGCTGAAAGAGTTA